GGGCCGTCGTCTGCTCAGCCGTCCGGCCCGGCGCGTCCGCCCCCGTCCCTCCGGCCGTCTGGACGCCCAGCTGGACGTAGATGTTGGCGAACACCTCCAGAAGGCCGATGATGTCGCGGCGCCGGTCCCTCATGCCCGCCTCGCCAGTCTCTGCCAGGTACTGGATCCAGGCCCGGTATACGGTGTCATAGGCCCGAGACTTGTACTCGTGGGCGCCGTCGGGTCCTCGGGTCATGGCGGCCTCCGCATGACGCCGCACCAGCCTGTCGACCAGCTCAGTCATCTTCTCAGTCGGGCGCGTCATCGCTCAGTCCCCCAGAAGGCCGACGAAGCGGCCTGACGAGCGGGTGGTGTCCAGCTCCTCCGGCGCTCCTAGGCGCGGCGCCGCGCCCGCCTCCCGGATGATCGGCGCCTGGAAGACGCGCACGGAGCGCGGGGAGCGCTCCTCAGCGATGACCATGACCACCTCCTGCCGGTCGGGGTGGTCGCTGGGCCGAACCGGCTCCTCCTCGGTCCGCACCCTAGTCACCCACGCCTCCAGGCAGAAGACGCACCTCACAGCGTTGTCCCGCTTGAGCGCGGCCCGCATCAGGGCTGAGATCGCCCCCTTGTGCTCCTCCCGAAAGTCGCCGAAGGCGCAGCTTACCATCGCCCCGTTCGGCCGTTCGTATGTGAGGACCGGCACATTGCCCATCTCATCGGGGCTGTAGCTGAGGTTGCCAGCGGCGATTTCAAATGCCTCGTTGACCATCTCTTGAAGTTTCATGGCACTCTCCCTTCCTGGTTCGCGTCCCCAGGGGTGGGCTCAGCCGAGGGAAGGGAGGGGACCATGACCCCTGCGCCAGATGACCGGTGGCGCTCCCAGCTGAGCCCGCCGCTGGGGACGCGGGCTCCATACGCCGGCTGGATCGGCCGGCGCGGCAGTATCAGGTTATCTTCCGTCCTCTCCGGGGTCTAGCCCGTAATCGCTGGCGCGCAGCGATAGACGTTGGGCGGCTCGTCGAATATTCTGTCTCGGCGCAGCCGCAGCGCGGGTGACTGGACGCCCACCTTCCCCCTTCTCCTCGGGGTGGTCACCGTCCAGTCACCACTCCCGCCACGTGGACGGCGGGATGGCATAGAGGACCATCAGGAGGAAGACGGCGGCTCCGCCTACAAATTCTGGTTCCATGACAATCCCCGGAGCATGGCCTGGACCCACCGGGCCTGAGCAACCGCGTCGGCCTCTCCCTCATGGGCCACCGAGGGCGACGGGCGCAGCTGCGCGCTTGGATCGCGAAGGCTGGCGAGGGTGCGCAAGCATCTCACGTTCTTGTAGCTCCAGGGTATCGCCAGGCCGCAGCGCTGGTAGTACTGCTCAAGCAGAGCGATATCGAAGGTGGGCCCGTTGCCCCACACCCGGCCGTCGGGATGATGGATGCTCGTGAGCCAGAACTCCTGCAGCCTAGACAGAGCCATGTGTGGCGTCAACGCATTCGCCTGGCCATCGATAAACGCGGCACGGGCCTCGTCGCTCTGCCGCATCCACCATAGGATCGTGTTTCCCTGGACCTTGAAGCCCAGGTCGAGCGACATCGCGATGCTCACGCAGAAACTTGTTGACTCTACCGGGCTGTCCGGGTCATCGCTCGCGTTGAAGGCACACAGACCGATCTGCGTGATTACGGAGCCGTGGTCAACGCCCAGCGTCTCAAGATCGATCATCAGGTCACTGTACAGCACGGGCCGCCCTCCCCTTGCGCCGGCCCAGCAACAGACTGTACTCAGACATGGGTTCCTCCCTGCTCTCCCAACAGCCGGCGCTCGGCCTCTTCCTGCAGGATCGGCGCCAGGTTCGGCGCCCGGTAGTTTGGGCCCTTCGCGATCTTGGACGCGACCTTGCCGTCAGCCAGGCGCTCCTTGGTCATGTTCGACGCGTGCACCTCCTCAAAGGCCGCGTCCTTGATCCTGTGGAGCCCCAGCGTCAGGTACGTCCCGTCAAGCACGTACTGGAGGTCAGTCAGCGCGTCGAGCGCCTTGACCAGGTCCCGGGAGGCGAACGCCTCGCTGAGCTCACTCAGTTCCTCCTGGAGGAGGCTGATGCGCTGGTGGAGCAGATTGTCATCCGCCGGAAAGCCGGGCTCCTGCGCGATGTAGGCGTTCATGGCGCGGTGGAACTCGGCTACCATGTCGACGGTCCCGATGGTGTGGACCATCGGGTCATCGGCGCGGTCCAGAATGACCACGGTGGCGCCCGACCGGGACACCGCCGCGTAGGACGCGCCATGGGTGCGTCTCAGCAGCCAGCTGAGGTAGGCCGCAACGCGGCGCACCTTGAGCGACAGTGGCTCCTGAGCCTCCGGCTCGGGGCGCCGGCGCGGAAACAGCTTGTTGATCAATTCAGCCTCCCGCCCATCAGTTGGGAGATGAGCTTTGTCATGTCCGTCGTCTCCTCTTGCGGGGGTGGGGAGATGAGCGCGAACGTGTAGCCCAGCGACTTGTAGCGCGTGTCGAGGAGACAGTGGCTCTCATCGTCCAGACCCAAGACGGCCCGCAGCTGCCTGAACAGGTCGTGGACCTTGGCGTCGCGCTGCAACTTCAGCATCGATGCCGTGGTCAACAGCCGGTTGATCTCGTCGTTGAAGAATTCATTTGTCTCGTCGATCTGGTGGGCGATGGCCGCAGCCTCGCCCACCAGACGAATTGGAACGTGATCGTGATCCATAGCTTTCTCCCTTCCCGCCCTATATTATCTCCCCACGGCGCGGGCCGTTAGCGCTAATTCCTGTCAGAAGGGCGTATCGTCGTGGGCCTCGGGCACGTCCCACTCGCTGGTTCCCTCATAGTTGTTGTCCCAGAAGTCCCGACAGACCTCCAGGCTCGGGAGCTCATAGAAGTATTGTCGAGTGCTCGTCTGGTGCTCGCTTCCGTCGCCCATGATCTGTGTCACGCTCGTCCACCTCTGGACTGACTTGGGATAGGGGGCGGGCATCATGCGGGCGAGGAACTTGCCCAAGGCGACCCGGCTGAGAGGCTTGTACAGCCTCATCTTCTGGGCGTATTCCAGATAGTCCTCGTGCAACGCCTCCTTCAGCACCTCCCGTGGCCAGCCACCGCCCCGGACGGCGTTCAGGAGGTTACCGGTGGACAGCTTCTCGTGCCACCAGTCCTCCTCGGGGCTGAGGCTCAGCAGCTTCTGCTCGCTCAGAGCGGCCGTGCGCGGGAAGGCGCGCACCTCGAAGTTGGACAGATCGCGGCGCATGAGCAGGTGGAGCAGAGCCTCATAACCGCCGTTCTCCATCTGGTCACGGATCGCGCGGAAGTAGGCGTTGTTCTGTTTTGCACCGTCGCCCACATCCAGGACGAAGAAACGGCGCTCGTCACCGCCGGCCGGGACGACCCACTGGCTGTTCGACGCGAGGATGATGTGGAGGAAGTTGGGCGCCGTCTCAGCGTCCACGCCCTTGCCCTCGACGATGAGGGTGTCCTCGGTGACCAGCGTTTTCAGGATGCTCTCGTGCTGCTTGTCGCCGGCATAGAATGCCTCGTCACCGAACAGGATCACGCAGTCACGCAGGTGAGCGTTGAAGGCGCCGACGAGGTGCTTTGAGTTGCTCACCTGCAGGAAGTGGCGACCCCACAGGTGGCCGAAGGTCCGAACGAACATCGACTTGCCGGTGCCCATCCGACCGCGCAACACCACGGCAACCTCGCCCGGCCGATCCGGGAACTGGACCGCGCGGGCCATCCAGTTCAGCAGGTACTCATAGTGCTCCTCGTTGCCCGAGCAGATATTGTCATGGATGTGCTTCAGGTAGAGCGAGCAATCGCCCGGCCGCGCGTCGCAGGCGAAGCCGCGCCACAGGTTGTAGGCGTCCGGCGCCTCGCGGCGCGGAGCGAACACAATTGTGCGGTACTGCCGTCGCGCGGGCTGGGACAGCCACCACTTCCCGAGCGGCATCTGGATCGGCTTGCCGTCCTTGTCCTTTCCCACCTCCACCTGGATGTGCATGTAGCGGTTGCGGAAGTCCTCGAATGACTGCCGCGTGATGCGCGGCCGGTTGAGCATGGTGTCCTCAACCTCGCTGATGACCCGACACTTGCCGCCGATGTCCTCGATGACGGCGTGCTTGTCGTTCAGCTTCGCGAGCCACGGGTTGATCGCGTCTTCGCGCGCCCGGCGGATCGTGTAAGCCACGTACTCCTCGGGCCGGGGCTTGTCGAGCACGGACGCTGAGATGCCGAAGTCTGGATCAAGCAGCACCATCGCGATTGTGTCGTCATCGCAGCCAGCGCGGACCAGCGAGCACACCACCGCCCAAAGGGCCTCAGAGCGCGAGGGATATTTTGTGGGGTCGTCAGGGTCGTCGCCCTGGACGATGAGCATCTTGGTGCGCTGCGGCACGGTATCGGGAAGGTCGTCCACCGACTTGAGGCGACCCAGGTTGCCGCTGATCTTGACGGGGCTCACACCGGAGCCCATGCTGCCGGGCATCTGGACGCGAGGTGCCGGGGTGAAGCGGCTCAGGTCATATACCCGGTCGGGGTGGTGCTCGACGACACGGGCGAGCGCGGCGCGGCGGCCCTTCCTGCGCTTGCGCTCGTCGGGCACGTTAACCGTCCCGGGGAGCCGCATGATGCGGTCGATGTTGTGGCACTTGTCGGCCTGGAGGGCCACCGCGATCTGCTGGTTGTACGCCTCCAGCTCAATCCAGCGCGCCTCGTTGCCCCGGACGGTCTGGGCCTCGGCCAGCGTCCAGAAGCCCTGGAAGCCGCCGCCACTGTCCACGATCCAGGTGGGCGGCGGATCATAGCTGCGCAGCAGGCGCAGCGCCCGCTCACGCTCCAGGTCCAGGTCCTCGCCGGCCCGGGGGTCCACGTCAACGTGGAGACACACCATCTCGGCAATGTCGGTCTTCTTGGCCTTGCTGGACAAGGGCTTGAAGACCTTGTTGACTGTGAAGTAGATGTTCTCAACACCATTGCGCTCATCGATCCACGCCCGCGCCCGATCCTCGCAGGACGGATCGAAGGTTGCGGTCACCGTGCCACCCTGATCCGGCTTGATCGCGGTGAGCACCCACGGGCCCTGGGGGGCCCACGCGCGCAGGAACTCGATAGCCTTGTCAGTCTCTCCCCTCACCTCAGTCTCTCCCCATCTTGCGGAGCTGGATTAACCGCAACTGTTGGTCGGGCGGCAGCCGGGCGGCGTCTCCACTCAGCCAGGCAACTAGCCCGTCCTCAGCAATATCGCTCGTCCACGCGGCGATCTCGTATAGCGTCGCGCGCGGCACGAAGCCGACGCGCTGCCACGCGGTGAAGCCGTCGAACAGAAGCCACTCCCGCCGGACGCGCAGCAGGAGCCACGCGCTGTAGTTTGCCCGCCACCTCCGCATCAGCCAGAGCCTCTGGTGCGGGGTGAAGTGCGGGATGCGCACGGGCGTCTCCGGCCGGCTCGGCCAGTCCGGGAGCGCCTTGAGCTCAATCCAGCCCGTCGTGATATTCACGTCGGGCGTGCCGGCCATGGCGTCATTCTCCACCCTCACCGGGTCCATCCCCGCCCTGACCAGGATCGGTCGCAGGGTGTCCCACATTTGACTC